GAAAACTTTTGTAAGCGCCTTGCCGACTGGGCAGACATCATCCGCAAGACCTTCTATGATGGTGGTATTGAAGAGATCATCAGCACCCGCCGCCTGGTTCACATCGTTAAGGCATATAACATCTTTGGCGATAAGGCAAAGGCAATCCAAGTGTGTGTGAACCGATTTGATGATGAAACCAAACAAGCATTCCTTGAACTCTATGACAAAGTTGACGCCGACTTCCAACTCCCTGTGGGACCAGTACAAGAAGGTACTGTGGGAAACGTTTCCTGACCTTGAGAACATCTGTGACTGGGCAGATTGGGAGGGAAAAGGCACCTCCCTTTCCGCCAAGATTTACAACAACGAATATATTCTCAAGTCTAGGGAAGTTGAGATCTGGGACAACAAGTCCTGTATCTACAACAACATCATCTATCCAAAAACGGGTGAGAATCTACCCTGCTTCGGAATGGATTTGATGGGATTCTTTGATAAGAAAGTCATTATTGTCTTTGACTTTCAACATCCAGTGGAAAACTATTTGTTCTCTCATTCAGATCTACCAAAAGCAGATGGAACATTTAGATTCTTTGAACCTGGAAATCATTTCTCCGAAAATGTTTTTATCCGCAAATGCACAATGTCAGAAGTTAACAATTACCTTGATGACTTCCGATCCTATTTACAAGCGTACAAATGCATGTTAGAATTGGAGAAACCTAGTGGAACTTCCGCCAAACACACCTACAGTGATTTTGACAAATACATGAAAGAGTTGGATCCTGTGAGTGGATATCTTTCCAGCAAGTTTGGAAAGGAAAAGGCAGAATCACTAGTCAATGATTTCCTTTTCTGTTATGGTTAATTCCTGGTCTTTACTTTACGATGAACTAAAAATGGACGAAAACACTTTTTATGTTGATACTACACTTGATAACGTGATCCCTAACTCTCCTGCAACTCCATGGAAGTACAATGAAGAAGCAATCGTCAAAGAACTTCTTGAATACATCCGTGGCACTTATACCCAGCACTATTCTGCTGGTGATCAAAAGATTCAAACGCTTGACCTGATTGAAGCGTGTGGCGATGGTGAGGCATTCTGTCGCAGTAATATTCTCAAGTATGCTTCCCGTTATGATAAGAAGGGAAGTGCCCGACGTGACATTATGAAGATTCTGCACTATGCTGTTCTTCTTATGAACTTCAACGATAAGAACGCTGTCCGTGAAACTTACAACCAATGAAAACTAGGAACCCAATGAAATTCTCTGAAAAAACTCTCAACCTTCTCAAGAACTTTGCTTCTATCAATCAGTCAATTCTTTTCAAGAAGGGTAATACGATTCGTACCATGTCTGTGATGAAGAACATTCTTGCAGAGGTGGAAGTTGAAGAAGAGTTCCCTCGTGACTTTGCCATCTATGATCTGGTTCAGTTTCTGAATGGTATTTCTCTTTATGATAATCCTCAGATTGAATTTTCCAATGATTCCAATCTGATGATTCGTGAAGGAAAAGATCGTAAGACGAAATACTTCTTTGCTGATCCCAGTGTCATTGTGAGTCCCCCTGAGAAGTCCATTTCACTTCCATCTCAAGATGTTTGTTTCAATCTTGACAGCAATCAACTTGCTTCTCTTCTGAAAGCATCTGCTGTTTACCAACTTCCTGATCTCTGCGCTGTTGGTGAAGCGGGTGTAGTTAAGTTGGTTGTTCGGGATAAGAAGAATGATACTTCTAACGAATATTCCATCACCGTTGGCGAAACTGATGCTGAGTTCTGTTTCAACTTCAAGGTTGAGAATATCAAAATTCTTCCTGGAACTTATGAAGTTGTAATTTCCGAGAAACTTCTCTCCCGTTTCGTGAGCAAAAACTACAATCTAACTTACTATATCGCTCTGGAACCCGATTCCAGTTTTGGTTGATGAAACACATCCTGTTCACCCTTAAGGGGTGCTCTATGGTTCTTCTAGATGATGAGAAGTATGTTAGGGATGTGGTATACCATGCTAGTGTGAAGTGTCAGTCTACTTTGCTGGCACTTAATTCACACAAGTTTGATCCCCAAGGTGTAACTTGTGTTGCTATGCTTGCTGAATCACATATCAGTATTCATACCTGGCCAGAATTGGGTATGGCAGTTTGTGACGTTTTTACCTGTGGAGATCACACAGACCCACAAGCAGGTGTAGAATACATGAAACAGATGCTTCATGCATCTGATATTGTTTCTAACGAATTTACCAGACCATTGGAATGAATATCTTTGTCACGAATCCTTTCCCTGCCGAAAGTGCTATCTGCCTTCCTGACAAACACATTGTCAAGATGCCGCTTGAGTGCTGCCAGATGCTTAGCATTATTGCTTCTCCCTGGTATCATGATTATGGGACTCTTCCCAAGCAAGACGGCACTGCCTACAAGACAGAAAAGGGTGCCTTCCGTAATCATCCCTGTACTAAATGGGCGGCGGAAACGGTAGACAATGCCTACTGGCTTATCAAATGGGGATTGAATTTGTGTCAAGAGTATACTTTGCGTTATAATAAAACACACTCCTGTGAAGGGACACTGACTCATGCTTACTATCTTTTTCCCAAAGGCAGACTTGATGAAGTGACACCATTCGCACGAGCAATGCCTGAGGAATACAAGTTTGATACTAGTATTTCTACTTTTGACGCATACAAGATGTATATCGCATCCAAACCTTGGGTGAAGGACAACTATCTTCGTATGCCCCAACGTAAACCTGATTGGATTTGATTATGGGAGAACTTACTCTTATTGGACTTTTAAACTTTGTTGCAGCAGACTTCTGTGAGTCTAGACGTAGTGGTATGGATACACTTAAGTCTGTTCTGGTTGCTTATTCCAAAGCAAATGATAAATTTGGTGGAGATAAAGTACGAAATATTATTGTGAATTCTCCAGCAATTGAACTCACTGCAGTTGCTGCTGTTACTACTAAGTGTCCTGATCAACTATGAGTGAAGTTAATTTTAAAAAGCATAGAGTATTTCGTGAAACTGATTCTGTTGTTTTCTATGACATTTCAGTAGAAAATTCTAATGCATCTGACCTTGTTGTTCATACAGGGCCCGCCATTTCTCCTCCTAATGATATAGTTGGAGCAAAACAATTTTATATCCATTATCACCAGACTGATCACAATCGTGTCTTGTCTGGTCTTCGTACATTTGAATTGATAAATCCTGAGTGGAAATATCCATATCACATTGTACATCTTAATCGTTCTTCTGGTGCCCTTGTAATACCTGTCGGTACATATCATCGTAGTATTTCTGGTGAAGACGGATCTATTGTCATCAACCAAGCAATTCGTGATGATGTGTTTGACCCAGAAACAGAATTTATTCCGATTTCTGCTGGACAAAACCTAGACTTGTATCGTATACTGGCACATGAGAAACCAGTGATTCACACTATTGGTGAGTAATTTATTATGACTGATTTTATTTGGGTTGAGAAGTATCGTCCCAAGACCATTGAGGATTGTATTCTTCCCGATACCACAAAACAAATGTTTCGGGATTTTCTAAATAAGGGAGAAATTCCCAACATGCTTCTTGCTGGTCCTCCTGGTATCGGTAAGACAACTGTAGCAAAAGCACTCTGCAATGAACTTGGAGTAGACTACTATGTCATCAATGGATCCGACGAAGGTAGATTCCTTGATACTGTCCGAAACAATGCGAAGAACTTCGCTTCGACCGTCTCGCTTTCCTCAACTGCTAAGCACAAAGTCATCATCATTGATGAGGCAGATAACACGTCCAACGATGTACAACTCTGCCTACGGGCGTTTATTGAGGAGTTTGCTGGTAACTGCCGATTCATCTTCACCTGCAACTACAAGAACAAGATTCTTGAACCCCTCCATTCCCGTTGTGCCGTTGTTGAGTTTGGGGTCAAGGGAAAGGAACGAGCAAAGATCGCACAGAGTTTCTTCCAGAGGATCCAACAAATCCTGGATGCAGAAGGTATTGAATATGATAACAAGGTCCTGGTAGAATTAATCAACAAACACTTCCCTGATTGGCGTCGTGTTTTGAATGAGTGCCAGCGTTATTCCGTGAGTGGAAAGATTGACTCTGGTATTCTTGCATCCTTCTCTGATGTTGCTGTAAATGATCTTGTCAAAAATCTCAAAGAAAAGAACTTCCCTGAAGTACGTAAGTGGATCGTTTCTAATCTGGACAATGATCCTAATGTACTTCTGCGTCGTGCTTATGATGCTCTTTACGAAGTTCTGGACGGTCCTAGCATTGCTGCTGCCGTGCTCATTGTTGCTAAGTATCAGTATCAGTCTGCATTTGTTGCCGACCAAGAAATTAATCTTTTGGCGGCGATGACTGAAATTATGGTTGAGTGTAATTTCAAATGATTGTACCTGAAGAAGTTGCTAAGTGGGCGGCAGATGAGTTTATAAACTACTTTTCCCACTTTACTAATATTGAAGACTACCTTAGGTTTGTGAAGAAGGAAGTCATTGATTCTTCTCCTTCTTTGGTGTCTCTTGAAGATGAGTTCTTTAATGAAGATATTCATCCTCAGGATATGGAGTTTGACATTAAGTTTGTGGGACAACGTTTCCAAGGCGCAGTTCCCCATGAACATTATGGCAACTTGTTGAAGGCAGTTTCTTCTCACAATAATGAATCCAATATCCCTGGTCGTGAACTAAGGTGGATGGTGTTTGAAAAGAACACTAAGAAAGTAATTGGATTTATTCGGTTTGGATCTCCCACAATCAACTCTAAACCAAGGAATATCTGGTTGGGTAAAGCACCAAACCTTTCTATCTTTAATCGCCATGCGGCGATGGGATTTGTGATTGTTCCCTCTCAACCATTTGGGTACAATTATCTCGGAGGTAAACTCCTGGCACTTCTCTGCTGCTCTCACTTTGCCCGTGAGACATTGAATGAAGTATTTGAGAAGGATATTGCCCTGTTTGAGACAACCTCTCTCTATGGGTCTTCTACTGATGCTTCACAGTATGATGGACTCAAACCATTCATGCGATATAAAGGTCTAACTGAGAGTAAGTTTCTTCCCTTGATGCATGACAAGCAGTTTCATAAACTTCATGATGAGTTCACGAGATTGAATAACAATACTCCTCTGACTGATAAGAAAGCATCATCAAAGAAGATGAAGCGTCAGACCAAGATGATCTCTATCATCAAGAACTCTCTCCAAGATCAAGACAAATTGAATGAGTTTAATAGTGTAATCACCACTGCATTTAATCTCACTCAGAAGAAGAGGTTTTATATCTCTGACTATGGGTATTCAAATGTCCGTGAGGTAATTATGGGTGAACAGGATAATCTTGTCCGTGGTCAGAACTGGGATAAGTTTTATCTGGAAAACATTATCTCTTGGTGGAAGAAAAAGGCAACCAAGCGGTACGAGAAACTAAAGGAAGAGGGACGATTCCGTAACAAGGTTGAACTTTGGACAGAAGACGACAACATTCAAATTATACGATGACATACGAATTGAAAGACTGGTTGAACTCCATCAACCAAACAAAGAAAAATATCACAGAAGAAGATCCTTCGGCAAAGTTTCCTGCATATATTGTGAATAGATGTATGTCTGGACAGTTGGATACAGTTTTGTTTGCAAATGAGATGAATATGAATTCTCATTTGGATCCAAACCTCCAGTATCAGTTTTATATAAATAGTGTGAGAAAAAGGAAGAGATTCTCTCCCTGGCTCCGAAAAGATGAGATCAGAGATTTAGATTATGTAAAACGTTATTATGGATATAGTAACGAAAAAGCAAAACAGGCTCTGAGTATTCTAACCAAAGAACAATTGTCATTCATTAAATCAAAATTTGAGACTGGAGGAAAAAAATGATTACTGAACCTGAAGTTAAGTGGTCTGCCGATCAGATGATTGAAGTCACTCTGAACGAACCAGATGACTTTCTAAAAGTGAGAGAAACTCTGACTCGC